CATACTCTTCGTTTCCAATCATTTACCTAAACCAATGGACCAAATCGACAGGTTTTTCACTATCAACACTCTCCCCCCAAAGTATGAAGATCTCTTCTTTCTTTGGCAGAATCGTGACATCGAAATGGATGAAGAAATCGAGTTGTTTCAGTTCCTAATTGACACTGATTTAGCATGGGAAATTGATGAGAACTTTGAACGACGTGCAGAATACTTTATCGCGGAGGGTTTGTGTTACTTTGTGCCCTCTGAGAAAACCAGTTGACTAAGTGGCACAACCCCTCTTGATTTTTGCCCAAATCTGTGCCATATTAGGAACATGGAAAACAACCCAACCCAAATGACCTACCGTTCTGCTTACTCTATCACTGGCAATCGCATCATGATTGATAACGAAACTGGCAAGTTCTTTGTTTCTCTTGCCGAAAACAATGAGTTTCAGCAAGTTATCGCAAGTCTCTACGATTTCGTTGTTGATAACAACGCAGATGCTGATATGGCATACGATTGGGTATGCGATCAGTTGGATATTTCCACCTTCGTTGCTGATAACTATGCTTGGGATATGTTCTACGATGTGTGGCAACAGGCAGCAGAAGTTGCTGATCTCGATGATGCTGTCATCGCAGGAGATTCTCGTTACTGATATACACTAACCCCTGAACATTCGCATTTCAAACTAACAACATCATCATGCAAAATCACTTGACTGACTACATTCACTCTAAAGGTTATACCGTCAAAGAGTGTTACAAACCTGCCAAACTTGGTGAGTTTCCTAAAAACATTCACGGTCGTATCTTCGAGACTGAAGAAGATTATCGTGAAGCAATGCACGACTTTCTGAATGGAATGTGATCTAAATAATGATGCTACATTGTAACACCATGTCACCCAAATACGACGCAAATTACTATCACATTCTTCGCAAATATGACCAGAATGATGATGGTGATTGGGATGATATTGTCTCCCCTGATGATTACGATGAGATTCTAGATCGTAAGAGATTTGTACGATCTAACCCCTACGAATGGACCCACTATTCTAAACCATGACTTTCTCTCCTAAGTATCTCATTGCCTTCACAATCCTGTTTGCGGGAATGGTATCGTGCAATGCAATGTTGGCAGTGCGTGATAGCGGAATCATTGAACAAATGTCCGCAAAGCAACAACAACTCTGTGCCCTTGATTCATCATATTGCAAATGACTTACGAAGAATTGTTAGAATTGATCTACAAACTTGATCCACAAGAACTAAAACAACGCATCAACATTTACATCACTGAAGATGATAAAATGCTCAAGGTAAGTAACTTTCACCCCCAGGGAGTTCCTGATAGGAATCTGCCACACTTTTCAGTCTAAGTAAAGAGAAAAGACCTCTGGGGTGTGCCAGTCTACTAAGTGTCCACCAAACCCCCCACAGACCCCCCAGAGGTGCCATACTATGTACATCAGGGGGAGGGAAACCAACCCCACACACAAACCACTCAAATGACTAAGCAACAGGCACTCTACAATTTCCGTCACTATCATCACGGAGTTGTGCGTGGTGATGTAGTCTACACTCGTGAGAATTGGAACAACTTCACCGACTATCTTTGCAAGAATGGTAACATTACCATGAAGCAATATGAGTCCTGGACTAATCCTTTCTGATTCACACTTTTCTCTCTTCATTTCTCACTTTTCATTCCTGATCATGCGTAAGATTGAAACTCAAATGATTGCCGCAGTCAATCAATCAATCGACTGGAAATCTGCTAATACTCGTGTTGAGTATATTGCAGAAAATGACACCTCTAAAGTGTATCTGCACGACAATCATATTGCAACGATTGGTGATAACTTCATGGAAATCTTTGACGGTGGTTGGCAAACTACAACCACTAAATCTCGTCTCAATTCTTTAATCAATGCCTTCTGTAATGCTCCCACCGATGGTGTCTTTCAAAAGCAACATCAGTGGTACATTCGTGATAACAATGTCACCCGAGATTTTGTCAATGGTTACATCTTTGCCTAAGTTCCCTTGATCTCACTTAAACCTAAAAAACGCAAGTCTCGCAAACATTCAAAGATGAAACTTCTTCTCCTCGTGTTAGTTTCGATTCTGTTCTTTACTTCATCCGATGCTCGCAACTTTACTGCTGATCGATTAAACAATCTCGCAGATCTCGTTGACACTTACTAACCCCAACAATCCCAATTCTAACTAACACTCACTCGATGAACACTCAACTAGAACAATCCATCGACATTATGGCAGAGCATTTGCTACAACAACTCCAAGTGCATGTAGATAACAACGACATCGAATCTTCCGACGCAATCTATTCCGAATGGATTACTCCCGATTCTAATGATCCTCAGGATGGAAATTACCAGTTTATCTACATTCCTCACTTCTCTAATCTCTGAATCAAAATGACACTCAATCAACAGCAACTTGATCAACTCAAAGAGAACTATGCTAATCAAATCATTGATGGCATGGATATGAAAACTCTTGAACAATTTGCCTTCGATACTATCATTCAAAGCATGGAAACTTGGGACACGGAAGATGTACTCGATGAGATCAAACTATGCTATGATGATGAACTTGCAACCGAAATGTTGGAAGAGGTTTCTAACTAGTTTTCCACAGGTTGCGGAAAAACTTCTATAGTTTTCCACAATTATTAAATAGGCAAATAAATATCATTGCCTGTTTAATACCTCTCGATAAATATACTGAGATGATGTGATCTTAGTCCTCACTCTATCACAAACTCTCAGAAAAGTCAAGACAGTCATCCGAATCAATTTGCCCACTTCGATGAGTATTACTGATGACCTGACTAGTTGACAACAACCCACTGATCCCTTATACTAACAAAGTCCTCAACAAACACATGGGAAGAACTTACAAACGCAACGACACTTATCGTTCATCACGTCCGAAATCTTTACGAGAGAAACGTCAATGGTCTGGGAAGAATAGCAAAGATAACTTTTCCACAGGTTACGAAGATTCTGTGGAAAACTATAACAAACAGTCCCAACAGTTCGACACTTACTCTCAAGACTTGAACGACTAACTAACACAAACACCATGACAGATCCTAACACCGACACGATCAATCTCCAAGACTTTGATAATGATTGGGTAGACGAGTTTCTAACAGAAAACTCAGAGGATTATGATGATGAAACTGAATACGACGACAGTTCAATTGGCACTGAATTCGATATAGACATGAGAGGTGATTGGGGGTAATATCTAACACTTACTGAGAGGGGTCTGGGTGACACTCTGAGGGCATACATACACCTTCTGGGTATCATCCACCTCTCTGACAGTTTGTGACATTTAGAACAGTTATTTTGGGGTTATTTGTTATATCTTGCGGGGGTTCTATATTAAAACCATGGGTCCCTGTAATCTATAACGGTCCCTAGTACCCTCTATCGATATATCACACAGGTTATTTGAATTGGGTCCCCCCGTAGCATCCTCTGAAAAAATTTCGGAGGATTTTTTTATGTCTGTAAGATTTTCTGTAGATTCTGGAGGGTTCTTGAAGATACAGATTAAATAGCAGAGAGTATGTTAGACTATGCTCATACACCGAGAGGATTTAAACTATGCATTCTGACCCGTACACTGATAACAAGGCACGTAAACGCAAAGATGCATTCTTTTTGTTTTATGAGAGTGTTCTGAAACCTGACCATGAATTGCGACAGGACGCACATGAGCAGAAGTGTTTTCACGAACTCATGGAGTGGAGGAACGAGATTATTGCATATCTTGATCAACGTCGTAATCAGGAGTTCTGATGTTATCGTTCTATATCCTCGCAGTTGTACTTTTACTGATGGTCGCATATGCGGGAGTTGAAGAGACACTGCGGGTGATTAGGTATGTTGACTTGACAATTAACTATCAGATTATTCGATTCAAGATGTGGAGACTGAAGAGGAAACTTGAGAGAGAACTCGGATTACCTCCAAGGGATTGGGAAGAAGGAGATATATAGAAAAAACCCCCGCACCGCGTTCCAAAGTATATGTCACGTTTTGAAGAAGTAAATGCTGAGATGGGTTTATTACAAACCTATACTTACAATAACTCAAATGCTGAGGGTGGTAGTCTAGAAACGTATTACACTGTTTCCAATTTAGCAACTCCTGTATCACAACCTGATACTAGTGACATCAATAAGTTCGTTACTACAGACACAAGAGAGGATGACGATAACGTCGTTGTGGTCGGTGATGATGACTTTGGATTTGATTATAGTACACAAGACGTAAGAGAGGAGCAGCAGGCAGTATTCAATCCATCTCTTGCAATTGGTCGTGATGGTGCGTATGTTGCTAATATCAATGCTGCTAATAATACTCGTGCGGTTGCAGTACAGACTATAGCATTTGATAGTGATGGTAATGGATCACTTACTGAGAGTGGTGGGGATCCAGACTATCTTCGTACTAGTGAACTTGCATTTGCTGATAAGATTGCAAATGGTGAGGATATTTCAGTAAAAGACTATATCAATGCTGTAGGACAGTATGAGGGTGGGAAGATCAATTCTGATGGTAATGCAGCAGCAAAGGCAGCAGATCCAAATACGATCTACAACTATCAGATGTCTAGTGAAGAAGAAGCAGTCATAAATGCATTTGAGACTGCTACTATGGATAATTACCTTGATCAGATTATTCGTACTCCAGCACGATCAGTACAGAAATCACAATCTTCAGATGAACAGATCATTAGTCAGCAAATAAATAGTACACAAGATACAGGACAGTCTCAAGGTGGTTTGAAGATAGAATACCCAGAACTACAAGCAGCAGCAACTTTATCTGATAGTGATTATAATGCTATTATTAACAGTATTTTGAAATGAACGAGAAACAAGGTAATCCTGGTGATATCAATTTAGATATTCCCTATACAGAGCATCTATCGACATGGGATATGGGATCTTATGCAATGGCAGGTGTACTAACAGTCAAGGAAGATTGTAATAACCTTCTTAAACGTGTTGAGAGCATCGAGAACTGGGTTTTGAACTATTCTGTACCAATGTATAAACCACCAGGGTCTGAGAAGCATTTACCCCTAGGTGAAGTATTATCTGATATCTACAATCGTATTGAGACTTGTAATTATGACTCTAAGTGATTTTAGTTTTGAGGTTATAAAATCTCAAATTGCTGATGAAATGGCAGAACATGTGTATCAAAAGATGGATGCACGTGCGATGACCACATTTTCGTATATTCAAATGACACGATGCGTGAATAATACCATCAAAAAAGAGTATAGCACATTTTTTGATATTCTAGACATAGATAATAACGCAGATATCAAATCTGCTGTTTCACTGATTGTGAAAAAAGTGCTTGCTACTGCTGAAAAGGAGCAAGTTAAAGAATACATCATTGAAAATATGCGGATCGGATACAGAACTGTCGATAAAGACAAGATCAAAGCCGATATGAAGATTTTTGCCCCTCATTTATTGACGAAGTATGGCGATTACCTTAAATGAGTCAGGTGGACTAGGATATTATTGGTACAAAAGCAGAAGTGAAGCAAATTACAAGACTGCTGCCGTAGTTGGTAATTGCTCACCCTTTGGATTTGGTCGGGTTGCAAGTGATGATCCTGCTGCTAATTGTCAACTGTGCTTTCAAACTGCTGTTTTTGATCCAGAATCACAAATAAAGAAGAGTATTATTTGTCAGGGACCTGAATGGGTAGAATATGTCTGTGCGCCACCCTGTGACCCAGAATCACCACCATGTTGCATTTGCTGTGTTGGTCCAAATTGGGTTCATGAAGTAAGATCTCCTGATGTTGAGTCCGAAAGAATGTTCCACATGCTCTGGGATACGTCAGAACATGGTAGATGGTGTCGAACTGGAAGTGCATACTGTCCTGATAGCAAGAGAGATCTAGTAGTTAAGGATACAAACATCGTAACAGATGCAAATGACGAGGAAATTCACGTTGTGGGCAGTGCTGGTAATGATATTTCCCCTGCTGCTATCTGTATTAGGTATGCTGGAGGAACTCCAAACCCCGAATCTGAACCTGTTCAGCACCTAAGAGAGGGTGATATCCTTGCTGGAGCAACAATTGAGAAGATTTATCACTACTCTAAGTGGAATAATGTTGAGCAAGACTCCCAGGTGGGGTCTGTCGGGGGTGATTACATAAATGATTTGAATTATCACTACGTTGAATTATCAGTTCCTCTTACAAATCAGACATATTTGGCAAATTTGGCAAATGATGTTAACCCAAATGTGCAAATTGTTGCAGGTGGTGGGATTCCAGACAAGTGTATTGTGTTTGGAAGGTTTGAATTTATCCAAAAACGCATCTATTATAGCAAACTTAAGGTAAATCCATCACTTTACACTACTACAGACGACCGAGAAGTGAGGGATATTTATCCTGTCAAACAAGAAGTTGACACGAAGAAGCAAAAAATTAAGGCAGGACAACGTTTGAAGAAGATTTATTCGTCTCAACAGTCGTTATTTGCGTCTCTAAGTCCAGAGTTGTCTCCATATGCGGGGAAAATGACCGAAGAACTAGACACTGAAGTCAGTGGATTTGTAAATTTGAGGAGAAATGACACTCCAGAAAGGAATACAAATGAAAGATACCTCAAAATTTATCAAGATGAGGGAACATATACGAACAATTCTGAAGGAAATGAGGGTTTGATCGAAGAAACCATCATCAGAGTGGGTGCTGCCGACAATTCTAGACTAACAGGACTCACTTTGACAAGTCCTGGAGCGGGATATGACAACGATGTTGAGGTTGGAATTGATTCTTCGACTGGAGTTTACGCATCTGGAGTCATTTTGGGTAGTGCTCCGCTCGATTCTATCACGGTAGACACTGAGGGAGTTGGTTATCAACTAGTTCCTGCAGCAACAATCACTCCAAATTACACTAATTGGACGGCAAATGGTGCTGCTTCACTCAATGCAATGGTAGTTTCGGGTGTAAATGTGTATCAAGTTATCAAACAAGGCACTTTTGGAACAACTGCTCCAACACATACAGCAGATTCTGCGGTAAATGGTACTTCAAAATTGAAGTATAGAGGCAATTTGCCAACATTCCAACTGGATTTGATCGGTACAACCCGCACTGAGTACGTTGAACTTACCAAACAAGGGTCTGGATACACCTCTACACCCTCTATTACGTTCAATACAGGCACACAAACCGCAGTTGCTACAATGGACGGGGACAGAGTTATTGAAATTACAGTTACTCCTGGTGATGATGCTACGTCAAACCCACTAATTACCATTGGTGAGGCATGGGTTGGTACTGAACCCTACTCAATTGGGGATCAAGTCTTCTTTGGTGATAACCTTTATACCGCAGCATCAAACGGAACTTCTGGTCCAACGGGTCCAACTCACACTACAGGCACTGTTTCTGATGGTGGAGTTAACTGGACTTATGCAGGAGAAGCAGCAAAAGCAGTTTCTAAGAACTATGACGGTAGAATTACTACGGTAACAATCTTAGATGCTGGTGGAAGGTCTAGTGAAGCAGTCACATTTAACGTAAGTCTTCCAACTTCTCCGTATGTTGTGGGGACTCAGTTACAAATTACTCCCGTTTCTGGTGATTTTACTCTAGACGAAGCAGTTTTAACTGAAGAAGGATATGGTTACACCTCGTCAAATACAACAATTACAGTTCCTCCAGTAGCAGGAACGACTGCTTTAGCAACAGTTGAGGGAATTTTTGAAGAATCTGATATCAGCACAGTTTCTGTTGGTGATCAATTCCGCAAAAGAGACGACAGAAGTGTTGCTGGTATTATATCTGAAGTCAGAAGTGGGGGAACTGAGTTTGTATCAAGGAGTCTTGAAGGAACTCTTCAGGTTGGTGACATTCTTTTCCTCAGTAACAAGAAAGTTTTTGTAGAAGTTACTGGTGTAAGGCAGGTCAGATCTGTAAAAACTCTTGGGAAGGTAGATCAAACTTTACATGAAAGTTTTACACCTCAGCAAGTAAACACTTATAACGAGAGTCAGGATCGAAGATTAGTTGATGAATTTAAATTGCAAGATGAAACACAAGATAGGGAAAATGCATCATTTTTTGGATCTTCTGGTTCTTCTGCGATAATCAATGATTTGACTCGTGGTACTGTTTCTCAGTCATATATTGATCAAAAACTTGGGGAGTCTGAATTACAAACACAAATTGATAATGTTGCTGCAAGAGCATTCAATGAAAATCCTGACAACAGCGTAAGAATCTTTGATGTTGCTAATGAGAAAGTTGATAAGTACGGTCCTATCAAGAGATGGAGAGATCTACCAAGATCTACATCTGAAGTAAAAATCATGCCAACAAAATGGATTCCTGATGAAAGAGAATCTATTCAAAGAACATTTACAATCACAGTAACCTTTAACCAACCTGCTGGTAGTTGTGACTTTGGGGAAGCTCCACCTCCTACACAACTTCCAGATGTTCCTACCGAAATAGATGACCCCGAGAATCCTGGTCAAACTATACCAGGAAGTCCATTCACCCCACCATTAGGTTGCTGTGAACCTTGCTGTCCCGAACAACCAAATGTGCCAATGGTGTGGAGTTACACTAAATATTTTGTGAACAACTTCAGCAACGCTGCTGCTCGATGGTCAAATATTATTAGAACTTACAATGACCATCCATCTAACGCAAACTGGTCTTATCTGTAATTATGGGATATAAACCAATCGGAGTACCATCAGGATTCTGCTCAGGACATGGAATCCTTTTACCTGCATTTATTCACCAAAAGGTTGGTGCACCTATTCCTGTGCCAATGATTACCAAGAATCTGTCATGTGCTTGGTTGCCAATTAGTACAACTCCTGTGGTTCCTTTCAAAGGAAAGGTGCTGATTGAAAAGCAACCACCTTTGGTTCAGGGTGATGTTTTGATCCCACACCCAGCAATCGGCACAAACCTCGTTAAAATCCCCTGTAAGGGTGGTTTATGTCCTGTTCCATTTGGGTGTCCTATCTTGTCAGTTGAAGACATTGTAGGGGCAGGAACAGGGCACGTAAGGATTGTTACACCATGGGCAATCCCTATGGCAGGAGGTCCACCTACAGTTCTTGTTACTGGTATTCCTATTGCTAGGGTTGGAGATGCTTTAGGCACTGGTGTTCCTGGTAAGGCACCATGTTTGTCTAGAATTGCAACTGGTACATGGACTGTTTTTACCTGCTAAGTTGTGCTATAATATCAGCAGTTCACAAGTCAAACTATGGCAAAAGCAAAGGTTGGTCTGGTAAAGTCGAATTACATTGAAGGTCCACCGAAGAAGACCCGTCAAGGTCGTTCTAAGAACACTCATTTGGGTGCAAGTTCACGTAATGGTCGTAAGAAACGTTATCGTGGTCAAGGCAGAGGTTGATTATGATGACCCACTCCGAAAGGGGTGGGTTTTTTACTATAAATAAAAACACGGGATAGCAACCCCTCTAAAAGTTCTATGTTTGTACTTTTGGAGGAAAAAATGGCAAACCATCCTATCCCCGATCAAGGTAATGAATTCATTGAATCTGGTATGACACTTATCACGGATCCCCGTAGTGATAAATATCTCAACAAAGCAAGACAAGGCAAGAGTAATCCTCCTGCTGACAGAATGAGTAAGTGGTGCGGGGGCAAAAATGGATTTGACGATTACGTTGAAAGATTCTAATGGCAATCACAGGAAAAGTCAGTGATATTTCAAGAGCATTCAGGGATGTGAAACTTTCATTCCTGAAAAATCCTGCTACAGATGATGTCACACAGGTAAAAGACGCAAATGCGATCCGTGATGCTGTAAGAAATGTTATTTTAACCAGATTTGGTGAAAAACCCTTCAACCCTTCTTTTGGATCGCAAGTAGGCAATTTACTTTTTGAGAATGCTGATCAATTTTTGGGTGAAGTTCTGAAAGATGAGATTGAAACAGCAATCAAGAACTTTGAACCCCGAGTAACCGTTGAGAACACGGATATATACTTACTGGAAGATGGCAATGAAATTGAAGTTGAGATTGAATTCCAGATTATTGGTCAACCACTAACACAAACTGTGACATTCCTACTAGCAAGGTAAAAAATGGCAACTAGACCTTCAAATTTAACGACTCTTGATTTTGAGGAAATCAAAGAGTCTATCAAGTCTTACCTTAGAACTAGATCGGAGTTTACCGACTACGATTTTGAAGGTTCTACACTGTCGTATCTGCTGGATATCCTAGCATACAACACATATTACTCTGCGTTCAACGCAAACCTTGCTGTCAATGAACTATTTTTGTCCACATCAACAATTAGGGACAATGTAGTCAATATTCTTAAGTATTTCAACTATACACCTGACTCAATCAGTGCTTCTAAGGCTGTTGTTAACGTATCACTGGTTGTTCCTCAGATTGAAGATGGTGAATATCCAAATACTGCTACATTAAAAGCAGGATCTGTCCTTGCATCAAGAATTGATAATGAGTCTTTTATATTTTCAATTGTAGAGGACGTTACTGCAATTGTTAACTCAGTTACTGGTGAAGCACAGTGGAACAATCTTACAGTTTTTGAGGGGCAACTTCTAGAATATGAATATGTGGTCGATAAGACTGATGCGACTCAAAGATTTGTCATTCCAAACGAAAATGTTGACGTATCAACACTGAAAGTTTATGTAAGGCAGTCTGAAAATTCAACTGTTAGAAATAATTACGTCAAAGCACAAACTATCATTGATCTAGACTCAAAAGATCGTGTTTACTTCTTACAAGAGGTTGAAGATCTTAGATACGAGGTTTATTTCGGTGATGGGGTCTTCGGTAGAGAAAGTGTTGATGGTGAAGTCGTAGAATTCAATTATATTCAGACCCAAGGAGCATCTGCAAACAACGCAGGGACATTTTCATTCACTGGAACTGTTATTGACTCCAGTGGTAGAGATATTACTTCAGAGGCAAAGATTTCAGTAGTCTCTAAGTCCTCTGGTGGTGTTGCTGCTGAGTCTTTGGAGAAAATTAAGTTCAAAGCACCCAGACAGTTCTCTACTCAGAATAGAGCAGTGACTGCAAAGGACTACGAGAACATTTTCCGTTCAATTTATTCTGATACTGATGATGTTATTGCATATGGTGGTGAAGAACTAGACCCACCTCAGTATGGCAAAGTCTTTTTGGCAGTTAAGACTAAAACTGGTCTAAACATTGATACAAATACAAAGAGAAATCTTGTCAGATCACTAAAAGATTATAGTGTTGCATCCATTATTCCTGAAGTGGTTGATGCGAAAGTTCTGGAGATTGAATTGAGAACTACAGCATACTATGATATCAATACTACCAATCTATCTCCAAACGAAATCAAAAATTATGTTATCACAGCAATCACCAACTACATCAATGGTGAGTCGGTGAAGAAATTTGATGGTAAGTTCAAATATTCCAAGATTCAGGCAGCAATTGACAATTCATTCCCATCAATTACGTCAAACATTACAAAACTAAGAATCCGTAAGTGTTTTGACCCTTCAAAAGGAATCCCATCTTCATATTGTATTGATTTCCATCAACCTATCAATAACGAGTGTCATGGAATCTCCTCTCTGGCGTCTTCAGGATTTACTACTGCAGAATATGGTGAAAATACGACAGTGTATCTGGATGAAGATGGTATGGGCAATATCAGACTCTTCAAACTAGAGGAATCTGTAAAAGTTTATGTGAATGAAAATGCAGGTAAAATCAACTACAAGACTGGGGTTGTGGACATAAATACCATTACTGTGCTAGGCACTAGTATTGGTGACCAGATCAAAATTTCTGTAATTCCAGAGTCTTATGACATTATTTCCAAATTCGATGTTTATCTATCAGTAAATGGATCTGCATGTGGTATTGCACCTGTAGTTAACGTTGTCCCTGATATCAGTGGCATCTCTAGAGATTCTTCAACTACAGGAAATACCGAACCAGCAGATTTCTCTGGTGGTGGAGGTAGTGGCACTAGTGGAACTAATGAAACTGGAACTGGTACAGGATCTACAGGTGGTGGTACAACTGGAACAGTTGGTACAGGATCTACAGGTGCTGGGTCAGTTGGATCAATTACAAATGATGGCACTGATGACAACCTAGATATTATAGGCCCAACAGACGACACTCCCGAGTGTTTCTAATCAGATAACTGAAATATAAAAAGAGATGCAAAAGAACATTGCCATATCGGATCGTATTGCAGGTCAATTTCCTGCATTCATCAGACAGGATTACCCAACTTTTGTAGAATTTGTTCGTGGATATTATGAGTCCCAGGAACGAAGTGGATATCCTATCGACATTCTCAATAACATCACAAAGTATTTTGATGTTGATACATATCGCAATGCCAAGATCACCTCTTGCACTAATCTGACTACTAACATTCTGAAGGGTGATACAACTATTCAAGTTGAGACCACTGAAGGTTTCAAAGATACTGATGGAATGATTCTGATTGACTCAGAAGTTATTACATATGCAGAGAGAACTGAGTCTCCTAAAGCAATCTTTACTACTGGCATTTCTGGTATTGAAGTTGATAGAAAACAAATTGAACTGGATTCTTTATTCTTTCAATTTGATGGTGTTCAAAGACTATTCGATCTAAAGTATCTTGGTGCTCCTGCTTTTATCGTTGATGTCAATTATCTTATCATCGAAATTTATGGGCAACTTCTAGAGCCTGGACTAGATTTTGTTGTCCTCAATAATAATCAAATTCAATTTACGAATGCACCCAGAGCAAGACTGCCTCTAGATGATCAAAATAGAACTTCTATCAAGTTTCTGAGAGGATTTGTTGGTGATCCCATTTCAAAACTTGATCGAATTTCAGATGACGATCTAAGAGAAACTCTTCCATCTGGTAAAAAAGTTTATCGCATACAGAAAGGTGGTGTTTCATATTCCCCACTTCATGAAGAACTAATTTACTTAGTTAATAATGGCATTAGACTCAGACCTTTCATTGACTATGCTGTTGTTGACAACAACCTCATTCTTAGTAGTGCAGTTGATCTGAATTTTGCAAACAATTTTATTGTTTCGATTGAGTTTGCAATGCCCGAGTTTGGCACTGGTGCAGAAGCAATTACAACAATTGATGATACTGGTCGTTTAACAGCAATTCCTATTAAATCTGGTGGTTCCGATTATACCCACTATAATCCACCTAAGGTTACCTTCAAGTCAACAAATGGCAGATTTGCTGCAGCAAGTACATTTGTTTCTGGTTTAACAGCAATCACTATTGTTGATGGAGGATCTGGTTATGATCCAGCAAATCCCCCTAATGTTACTGTTGGGGCACCTGAAGATGCTTTTGGTACTACTGCAACGGCGGTGGCAGTGGTTAATGCTGCAGGTTCGGTAACCAGAATAAACATTACTAATTCTGGTTCTGGATATACCAAACAACCAAAAATTACTATTGATAGACCTCCTGCAGCAACTGCAACAGCAGGGACTATTGTTAGTGGGCAATTGACTGATATCATAGTCACTGATGGTGGCAGAGGTTACGTTGATCCACCTAGTGTCTTTATTTCTGATAGTAGAGTTGATGCAGCAGGAAATCAAATTGGTGGTTCAGGAGCAGCTGCATCTAGTATCCTATTTGCAAATGCTGTTACTGATATTCTGATTTCAAATTTCGGTCAGAATTATGATCCAGCAAATCCTCCTATTATCACTATTTCGGCACCAAAAGGTGCAACTGCATCAGCAACGATTGGTGTTGGTGAGATTACTGGATTTGAAATCTTCGATTCAGGTACATCATACAACAAATCTGCATTTAACAAATGTTCTCGTGCTTTTTCTGGTCTTGCTGGTCTAGACTCTACTGGTGATATCAACTTCAAGACTTCTCTTGAATCAGACCACAGATCTGGGACAGAAGTTAAGAATTTGCAAGTTCTGTTCATCAAAAAATTCCTAGATGAAGTTGTTAAGCAGTTTTTACCTACACTACCATCTTCATTCTTCGACAAAGTTGATCCTGCACTACTGATTAAAAACATCAGAGATTTTTACGTCTCCAAAGGTACTGCAAAGAGTATTCAGTTCCTATTCAGGATGCTCTATGGTGAATCTGTCAATATTTCATATCCTAGAGAACAACTTCTAACTCCATCAGCATCTCAGTGGAAAATTGACACTCTTCTGCGTGTTAGAGTCGTTTCGGGTGACCCCACAAAACTTTCTGGTCAAGTTCTGCAACAGTTTGCAGATACTAGTGATACAAATATCCAATATGCTTCTGCACTAGTTCAAGAAGTGATTTCTCTGCAAATTGCAGATGAAAACATTTTTGAGATCTATATTGACGCAGATTCCCAAGTTGGAAGCTTTGTTGTTCCATACAAAACCATTCTTTCCGAAAATATTGGTCCTGATAACAGAATTATTTCTGTAGACTCTACAATTGGTTGGCCTGAGAGAAATGGTTTCTTCTTTATCAATAACTATGAAAGAGTTTCATATAAAGAGAAAACTCTTACCCAATTTATTGATTGTGAAAGGTATTATGAGCAACCAAATCTAACCCAAGTTTCTCTACAGGCAGGTACACCAGTTTCTGCAAATATTACCATTCAAGCAACTGATATCAATGGCAATCCTGTTGTGATGTCAATTCTTGGTATTGCAGAGGCATCTAAAACAGAAATTACCGATACCAAATCATATTATCTACCTGGAGATAAACTTCAGGTGGCAAATCTTGGCACAACTAGTGACAAAACTCTTGTTAAATCCTGGTTGTATAATGTCAAGAAACTACTTCGTATTAGTTCAATCAGTGTTACTGAAGATAATGGTGTTTACACAGCAACTGTAACCACAGAGAATGATAATCATGGAATCCTAACTGGTGATAGTATTACCATCTATGGTGCAACTCCTGCAATCTATAACGGTGTTTATGAAGTAACAAACATCATTACTACTGGAACTGGTATTGTCAACCAATTTACTTACATTTTGAATGGATCTGTCACTTCTGATGCGAACGGGACGATGTTCGTTGCAGTGAACTTGAACAAAGGTAAGTCAACTAACTTGACAGTTAACAATAATGTCAATGATTTTATTGCCAATGTCCAAAACACTTATATCAATAATGACTATTGTTATGTGTCTTCCAGTGGAATTCCCAACTATAATATTGGTCCTTTTGTCGGAACTTCTCTAGTTCCTGGTAACCAGAGACATCTGAAGAGATTCCCATTTGTTACTCAACCTACTTCAAGTAAAACTGAAACTGTTGCTGGTTCTACAGGTCAATGGGTTAATGGTGTTTCTCTGTACAACTATAAGTCTTCTGAAGGTGTTACCTTCGGTTCATTGACTAAGATCAACGTTGTTACTTCTGGTACTGGATATGATGCACAAAACAAACCAAATTTAATCATCACAGGTGGTGGTGGAACAGGTGCAAGAGGTGAAGTTGTTGTTAATGGTTCACTTACAGAAATTATTCTGACTAATGGTGGTTCTGGATATACCACAGTACCTATCGTTTCTATCGCAGGTGGTGGTGGAGAAGGTGCTACTGCAACTGCTGTTATTTCAAACGGTGCTGTTACTAAAATTCTAATTGAAAATGGTGGTACTGGATATACATCTGCACCCCAGATTTCCCTTGTGGGTGGTGGCGGTGGTGGTGCTACTGCAACTGCTTCCGTTCGTGGTCCTGTCAAAGAAGTTGTAATCACCAATGGTGGTATTGGATATACAACTCAACCTACTGTTAGACTAAACTCTGGTGTCGGTGCTGCTGCACAACCAGTTGTGATCAATGGCAAAATTGAATCTATTGCACTACTGTCTTCAGGTTCTGGTTATACCTCACCTCCTACAGTGTTTATCTCTGGTGATGGTTTTGGTGCAGAAGCAACTGCACAACTAGGTGAACCTGGAACTATCGAAGCAGATAGAGTTGTATCTGTCACCCTTTCAAACAAAGGTATTGATTACACCCAACAAAATACTACAGTCTTCCTACTGTCTATTGGTGAAGGTGCACAGTTCAATGTCGAGATCTTCAAATGGGAGTTCAACAATGGTGAAGTTTGGGAGCAACAAACTATTCCTAATGTTGGTCAATTCATTTTCCAGAAGTCAAATTATGCTCGTAGACTAGACGCAGCAAAGGGTTATGTGTTCACTTCTCAGAACTCACAGTTCGGTGGTGAATATGCACACCTGTCAAACCCAATTTTCCTACGTTACAACCTTTCAGATAACCTAGTTAAGACTACTGCAAACAACGTAGACACTTATACTGAGAGTGGAGCAAATAAGACTCACTCACCTATTCTTGGTTGGGCATATGATGGAAATCCTATCTATGGTCCTTATGGTTTCCAAGATCCTAACACAATCTCATCTGATGCTGTCAGAATGACATCATCTTACAGACTAAAGACTACTAGAGATAATGGACCTGACATTTTCCCCAAAGTCACTGTTACTGTAACAAATTTTGGAGTTGATTTTATTGTTGGTGGATTTGTTAGTAATCAAAGTGCTCCAACTGCTCCTGAATTTGGAGGTAGCTTCCCTGTTCTAGAGGTCCTTTCCTGGAATTCTGTAACTGGTGTTCTGGAATTGAAACCTTATGGTAATTATACCAATCTTCCTGTTGTTGGAAATACTTTAGTTCAGAGTGCACCTGCACAATCAGCTACTGTTACATCTGTTGGTGAACACTATGCTTTAGGTTCATTTATTCAAGACTATGAATATGTGTTCAATCTGGGCACTCTAGATGAATATAATGGTCGTTTCTGTAAAACACCAGAGTTCCCCAATGGTGTTTATGCATACTTTGTAACTATTGGTGCATCAGCTGATGGTCATCCAACGTTCCCATATGTCATCGGTGATAGATATCAAGCAGTTCCTAATGACTGGAATTTCTCAAATAGTTCAAATCAGGCATATTTGCCCTTAGACGTTACTCGTTATAGAGACGCATATCTGAATACTGACGTTGATGATATTGAAAGAACTCCCAACAAAGAAGCATCAGAACTGATTCTTGAAAATGGTGATGGTTCTTTTGGGCAAGATGGTGAAACTCTAGCACTAGCACCTGAAGATACTGATAATAGTGGATACGTTGATACTGTTATCACTATGACTAGTGTGACTTCAAACTTTGTTGCTGGTCAGACAATTCAATCCACAGGACAACAAATCAAAACTGCTAACGTTGTATCTTGGGATGCCGCAAATGCTATTCTTAGAGTTGAATATGCAGCATCTACTCCTGATGTAGAAAAGTTTGTTGTAAACGAAATTCTACTTCAGGTTTCTTCTGGTGCTACTGGTGTTGTTGAAGGAATCACAACATCAGAATCTGAAACCTTCATCACTCTACTTGAAGAACCTGAACTGGAAGTATTTGATTACTTCCCTTCAGTTTCTATTGAATCGAGAGTTGACATTGAAGTTGAAACTATCAATAGATTTGAATCTGCACGTGTCACTGGATTCTCTATTGAAAATCCTGGAACAAACTATGCTGTTAATGATCCCCTGATCTTTGACGACTCTGGTACTGAGGGTGCTGGTGTTGCTGCTGCAGTTGGATCTATTGCAGGTTTGACTATTTCCAACTACACATTCACCCTAGACGGATCAAACTTTAAAGCAACTGTCACCACATCTGGAAATAATGATCTAGAAATTGGTGATACTGTAATTATCAATAACCCTGCAGATAATCTGACTACAACCAAGACTTTCTTCACCAAGGTTATTGAAGGTATTCAGTCATTTACAGTTACTCAGTCTGGTACTGGTTATAATTCTCGTATTACACCCTCACCAAAAATCACTGTTATTGGTGAAGGTTACGATTTTATTGGAACTACTACACCCACAGCTGGTGGTGAGTTGACTTCTATTGACATCACAAACTCTGGCAATGGGTTTGATCCTCTTAGACCTCCCGTTGTCAAGATTGAACACCCACAGAAAGATGCTGCATCTTCCTATTGGTATGCAAAGTCTTCTGCAACAGAAGATCATATTAAGGTCACAAAACTAATCACCAGTAAGAATAAAGACGTTTATGCTATTGGTGAAGGTGAAAATGTCTTCACTGGTAGAACCTGGACCAGAACAGGTGATGTTGATTATACCGTTACCAACTACAAATTTGGTGGTAGTGCACTAGAACTAGATCAAACATCAAATCCAACATACATCTCTGCTTCTACCGACACTGATATTAGTCTAGCAACTGGTGAATTTACGATTGAAGCATTTGTCAGAGGCACCTGGGGGACCTCAGATAAGGTTCTATTTGGTAAATGGGGTGCAACATCTTCCGAACAGTCTTACATTGTTTATGTGGATAGCACTGGGCATTTGGCAGCAAAGATCAATACTCAAAGAGCAGCAGTAAATACCCAGACATT